CCAAAGCCGGCAACCCTGTCACATATTACTCTTGTTTTTTGAGCATATACTAAATCCATATCGATATCACGAGGATTTTTTAAAGCTTCTTCCAGTGCAGACTTTGTAATTTCGGTAAATGTGATTCGTTTGTATTTGCTTTTGGGTAATTGCAATATTTCTTGTAAGTGCCAACTAATTGCTTCTCCTTCTCTATCAAAATCGCTTGCGTAATAAACAAATTCTGCTTCCTTAGCGGCCTTCTTTAAATCTGCAACAACATCTTTTTTATCATCCGATATAACATAATTTACCTCAAAAGTTTCAAGGTTAATTGAGTCCTTAGATGTAGGTACTTCTCGTACATGACCCACACTTGCTTTTACTGAATAATTGTCCTTTCCAAGATATTTTTCAATGGTTTTACATTTGGATGGACTTTCTACTATAATTAATTTTTTTCCCATAAGTGCTAAATTAATTAGAAAAATTATAAAATCAAACAGATATTTATTCTTTCAATATCCCACACCCCTTAGAGTATCCCAGAAATTTTTCTACCTTATACTTCTTTTTTTACATTATTTAGTGGGTTTGTTGAGATATTAACAATCCAATTAACTGGAAAATGAATATTTTGATTTTATAAGGGAAGCTAATTTTTTAACATCATTCTGATTTTTGTAACTAAAAAATGAAGCATTATTAATTTCAAAATCATATCCATAAATTGGACTCATTTTAATTGTTAGTCCTCCTTGTTTATTTTCAGTATCAATTGATAACCGAATACAAAAATAAAAATTTTCAGTAAATTCATAGTCAATAAGAACAGAAATAGATTCTTCTTTATCTCCATGTTGTAAATTAACTAAATTTTTTACCTCATCAATTGGTGTAAGATTATATTTGTTAAATAGAGTTTCGTTTAAATTTATAATTTTTATTTTTTTTTTTTTTTAATTTAAATTATTTTTTAAATTCAATAACTTCCGGTTTAATTGGTCCGTTGTTGATGGAAGTGAATAGAAAAGTTTTTGATGTTACTTTATCGTCTTCTACAACAAAAGCCAAGGCTCCACAACAAGGTGTTGAGCCGGGCCAGTTTTCATATTGTTGTTTACAGCAAGAGCATTGTGTAATAATTGTTTCAGTTTTCATCTTCATTTTTAGCGTTATATGATGGGGTTAAAAGTAAAGCAAATAAAGGATAAGCAGAATGTGTATAATAAATAGCAAATCCTATTAATGAGAAAAATGCTACGTAAACAATAGACACAGAATATTTCATTTATTCAAAAATTATTTCGTTATAAGATATTACATTTTTAGCTTTTGATTTAGCTTCTTCGTTCATAATCGCATGATTTAGCATTTCCAATGCTTTTTCTCTGGAATTATACCATGTTTTAACAAGATAGTCTTGATGGTAAAACCGAGCTGTTTCATTTGAATCACCTGATGTGTAATGTCTGGTAGTTGAAGTAAAAAGACCAAAAAAGTATTTATTTTTTAATTCAATAAAAGAACAATAGTGTTCTATTCCATCTTCTGTAATTCTTATTCCTATTCCTTTAGTTATCATAATTATTTTTTTATAAATGTTGACCAATCCATATTTTCAGTAATAAATTCTTTGTTAATTACTTTAAAAGGTAAATTATTTTTTTTAAGATAATTTATTGCTCCCAGGCAAGGTTTGTTTTTATTTGAATGACAAGCCCATGTTCTTCCGTGTTTTACGCGCATCTCTATAATGTCTATGGGAGTTGGTAAACATCCATAATTTTGAACTTTTTCAGATTCTTCATTAAAAGAAAATGGGCAACAACCTATTGTTGAACATTTTTTACAAGATTCGTTTATTATTGACATGAGTTATTTTGAATTATTTAAATTTTACATACTGATATATTTCTCCCCATTGTCCTGTTTTTGGCATACCGCTATATGCAAATCTCAGTCTGAATGATTTTTCCCCACTTCTATATTCTTCACTGGTCACCGCTGTAGAAATTCCGGGCCCACCGGTTGGTATGTAAAATGTTTGATTCCATGGTGGATAAGCTTTGCTTTTTTCAAAACTTGGCTCATAGGCTGTTGAGTTGAAAACATAAAAGTCATCAGTCCAAACAAATAGTTCACAAATTTGTGTTAAATAATTTGTCAGTCCATTTTTGCAATACATTCGGGAAGCAATTCGATGTTGTGAGTTTGGTCCACCGAATTCAGAAATATCCAAAACAATATGTTGCCATCCTTCATCTCCGGCAACATCATCACTCCACACTACTTGGTTATCTACTAAAATTTGTTTAAAATAAATATTAGTTAATGTATCCGGATAAGAATCTTTAACCCACACAGAAAGAATATACTTTCCAGAGGAAGGTTTTACAACAATAGTTTTTTGAACTATATCGCTTGGAATGCCATATTGATTATATACTTGTAATGATAAAGTATAAACGCCGGGGTCATTAAAAGTATATTCTCCAATAGCTTTTCTTAATTCATTTTCTGTGTTATCACCATCTCCGAATTTCCAACTCCAACGAGTGATTAAAATCTTATTTGAATCAAAGCTTCCGGTACCATCAAAATGGATTGTTAATGGAGCAACACCTTCAGTGGTATCTGAATAGATAACAGCTGTCGGCAAATCCATTCCTTCGCCATTAAAATGATTGTTGTAATATTTTATTTGTTTATCAGAAGTACCATTTTCTTCAAGTATGGTATCTACGCCGCCGGCGCTATACTTATCGCGAGAGAAATAATTATCAGTGATTGTATCAACAGCTAATGTATCAGCAGGTGCATAAAAGCCGAAATTCTTTTGTGTTGAAAGGAATAAATTTGATTTTACAATAGTACTACTTCCGCCTTTTCCATTGCTTCCAGCATGTCTGTCTAAATTTACATAGAATTGTTTCTTTAAAATACAATTATATCTTGCTTCCCATGAATTCAAATGTCCACTTGAAGCAATACAATGTCTGGCCGCTTCAAATAAATTAGCTTCAATAAGTGCATAGGAGTATTTTTCGGACCCGGCACCTCCACACCATATGTGATATCCATATCCGGCAAGAGTAGTGTTATGAAAATAATTATGATGTATGTATGCATTTTTTGAAATATAAAGCCATACAGCCCACTTATTCCAATTATAAATTTCACAATTATCTACAGTTAGATTGGCATTTTTGCATCTTATTCCATTTGCTACACCTCTTCTTAAATCATGGTCCCAAATATCAGGAGATGGGCCTTTTAATCTTAGTCCTGTAATTCTTATGCTATCACCTGCAGTTTCTAACATCGCTTTCATTTCATTTTCAGGTCGTAATGAATTGGAGTATAATAAACCGCCTTCAGAATTATTCACACCTCTTCCGCTGGCTAATATCACGCCTTTTGGAAGTAATAAAAATTCATTTGTTAAGTCTATCGAAGCTGTGTCATTAACATAGATGATTTCAAATGGTTTTATTTTTGTGATTGCGTTTTTCAACTCTTCTTTTGTTGAAATAATAAATTTAGCATTAGATTTATTGATTGTATTACTATAATACACACCGCCTCCAATAGGGTTTCCTGTTGGATTAATTCTTGATGAAAACATACCTGTATCTGACAATAAAGGGTGTAATATAGTATCTGGAATAAATACAGTTATGCGATTACTTGGTTTTGAAAAATTGCCGGCAGAATCAAAAGCTTGTATCATAAAACCAGAGTACAGACCTTCATATAAATTATTGGGAGATACTTTTGTGTTTGTGATTTTATACGTTGTTTTTGTGCTCTTTATTGTTGTCACAATACCTTTGTTGCCACCCCAAATTCTAAATCCTTGTATATCTGAATTGTTATTTGATGAAGTCCATTTTAAAATAAAACCATTCGGAGTTATGTTTGTGGCATAAACATCGGTTGGCATATTTGGTGGTATGGTGTCAATAGATGATGTAATATTACAACTTCCACCTGTGGTAAATGTATAACCAGGGGATGTTTTATTTTCATTTTTATCAGAAGTTGATTTAAAACGAAAAAAATATTTTTTACATGGTTTTAATTGTGTATATTCTACAGTATGTTTTAACTGATAAGTTGTGTCTTGGTAAATAATTGACATTGTAGAAAAGGCTGAGCCATATCCTAAATAAAGAACTGTTTTAGTTGGGACACTGGTTTCCCAATAAAATGTCACTTTATTTTGTTCAATATTTGTTGCAATAGCTTTATTGATAACTATTGAATTTGTTAATGCGAATACGGTACTTAGATTAAAAAATAAAATAATACTTAGAGTACATATTTTTTTTATTATACAAGAATGTTTTTTGGTTGAGGTATATTTATTTGACGACTCCATTATTTTCGATTTACTCATAATAATAAAAGTAAATTAAAAAAGGCAAAAAATCAAGTGAGTTTATTAGAAAAGAATTGAAAATAAAAAAAGGAACCTACGTGGTTCCTTTTTAAAATATTACTTGCCGTATACGAGCCAGGTGGGTTTAATTGCGATGAAACTACCATAAAATCCGGAACCGCCTCTCCAGTCTGTTCCATCTGTGGTAATAGTAAATCCTTGTTTTACGGTACCATCTGTGTCTGGTTTTTCTTCAGTTGGTTTGATGTTTTCAAGCCAACCCCAAACAAATACTGTTACTTGTTCCAATGACATTGTGTAAGGAAATTTGATTATTTCCGCAGTATTTTTTTGGTCAGATGAAATGTATGAATACAAATACATTGTGTTATTATGAATTCGATAAGCTATTACTGTTTCAAGTTTATCTTTTTCATATTCACTGGTAAAGCAAAGTTTAAGAGCTAATTCAAAAACGTGTTTGCTAATATAGGTTATTTTAATGTCGTTGTTCATGTCTTATACTGCTTCAGGAATTTTGGTGCCGGCAAACGGAGAGTTGTCATAATTCATGACAATGCCGGTTTCTTTATTGACAATTACTCCCCATCCAAATGGAGATTGATAAAAAACTTCGTCAGGTTTAATAGAAAACTTTTTCCACTCCTCCTCCTTGCTTTGTGTGTCATAATACCTAAAACTTCTTTTGGTGGTTAGGTTAAAAACAACAGTATCACCGTTTGCGGTGAGTCGGATTCTTTTTGGCAGATTCATTATAAATTGGTTTATGTACTTAAACGTAAAATTACAAAAAAGTTACCAAGAATAGGCATATTCTTTCTTTGCGCCATATTCCAATTCTTCTTTGTTGAAAAATAGTTTAGCACATTCCCGGCAGTAAACTATCTCTTCGTGTAAGTCGGTTAAATTTTTATCTCCGTAATATTCATGAAATAATGCATCTTCATACCACATTCTTTGACCGCATCTTTCACATTCAGCAGCTATCCCACTTTCAACATCCTTGAGAGTGAGTTTTATGCCATTAGATGAAATATTCCAATCTTTATGTTTTTTGGGTTTAGGCATGTATTGTTTTTAAACGTAAAAACATAAAAAAGTTACTTATTATTTTTTATTCTGTGTTTCATGTAAGTCTCATGAAAAAAATTTTTATCGAAGTCTGGTCCTTCTAACGTTTTTTCAAATGGAAGATTGGGAAACCATTTTTTTTGTTCTTTTTCAGCCCAATTATCTACCCACTTTTCAGCTTTTATGGCTGTTCTATTAAAATTACGGATATCTTTTTTGGTTATATTTTTATCTGATTTTGTGTAGTGATATGTTGGCCATTTGTTATTTTGATAACAATAGTGATGTCCTAATTCATGAAAAATCGTGTTGATGATTAGTTGCTTATTTTTAGAAAACAGAAGATTGACAACTATTTTTTTGTAAAAGGAGTCATAATAACCCATGTGGGGTTCTACTTCATATAAAAAGCAAAATTGTTTTACGTTATAGTGAAGTAATATTTTTAAAATTTTAGTGTAAGGTAAATTAAAATGCGAGCAAATATTTACAAACACTAATTTCGGAATATCCTTATATTTTTTTAACCGATAATGAAATATTTCAATTGATTTATGGTATTTAAATTTAATCATTTTTTAAAACACTATTAAGAATCAATATTTGGGAATAATTTATTCATAATTTCAAACGTATAAAATCTATTTAATACTTTGCTTTTACCATACACAATCCAAGTCACAATTTCACATGGAAATCTAATAACTGATTCTATTGAGATTAGTGGGACTGCAATAAAAACAAAAAATAATATGAATAAGATTCTGTTTAACATATTTTTCATTTAACGTCTATAATATCATCAGGATTTATGTTTCCACTTTTTAATATGGAGCCATTTACAACAATTGCGTTTTTTACTTGAATGTTGTTTTTAAGAATCAGTGTTACATTGTGATATCCCATTCCTGTTTCTGGCATAGCTGCAATTTTCTCTTGTATTAATTTTGGTAGAATAGTCATTTTCTTTTCTTTGTTATTATTGCCGGTGAATTGATTATAAATTTTTTCGGCGTGTTCTGTAAGTTTTTCTAAAGTAGAATTTGAAGAGCCTTTACTGGTAAGTGTAAGTTGATATTGACTAATTTTTTTCTCAATAGTGAACAAATGTTCTTCATTAACCAAACCATGCCATGTTGGATAAAATTTATTATCTTGTTTGAGCCAAATAATTTTACCGGAAGTAAATTCTTTACTTTTTTCTTGTAACTTTTTTAGTTCCTGATTTTTTTGCTCCTTTTTTAGCTCGCGTAGTTTTCGATTTTGTTTTGATTGAAGTTCCTCGATTTGATTTCGAATCTTGCTTTTTTCTTGTGGTTTTTCGACTTGCTGAAGTTGACTTTGTAGCTTCTGCAATTCGCTTAGCATTTGTAATATTTCCTTGTTCGTGTTCGAGCCACTTTTCATTGAGATTTAAATTATTGGTTAATACTTTTTTGTCTGACCACTTTTCTTTTTTAGTTCGTTTTTTTTCTAAGTCAGAAATATGAACCCAAAAATGTCGTTCAGCATTTCCGTCTAAATACATGACATTATACATTTCTCCTTCATTGAAATTGAATTGTACTGTAATGCCTGAATTAATAGAACATCCATCGCTAAATTTTTGACTTGATTTAAGTGTGTAATATATAACGTTTCTTGTTTTCATTTTAAATATGTTGTCTTAACACCGAACTATTACGGTGATTTTTTAGTATTCTAATTGCTGAGTCTTTAATTTGTCTTACACGCTCTCTTGTGAGGTCGAAATAATCACCAATTTCCTCTAATGTCATTTGTTGATAACCCATGATTCCAAAATACATGCATAGTATTGTACGCTGCCGGCCATTAAGTTTTTTTAAAACTTTTTCCATATCACTGAGCATGGATTCTTTTACAAATCCATTATCTGGAGAGACGGCATTATGGTTTTCTATGATATCATAAAGGAACATATCTTCACCATCTTTAACCGGAGCGTCAAGGCTGGACATTTGTGTTTTTAAATTAAGTGAATCTTTAACTTTTATATCCAATCCTTCCATAGCTTTTTCTAACTCTTCAATCGTTGGTTCTCGTTCCAGGGTTTGCTCAAGTCTGGCACCAATACGATTTATTTTGTTTAAAGAATTAATATGATTGTTTGGAAGACGAATTATGCGGCAATTCTCAGCTATGCTCTGCATAATGGATTGACGAATCCACCACACTGCATAAGAAATGAATTTAAAGCCACGACTGGTATCAAATTTGGTTGCTGCTTTAATTAAACCCAGATTACCTTCATTTATTAAATCGTTAAGTTCAAGTCCCTGATTTTGGTATTGTTTTGCAACCGATATTACAAATCTTAAATTGGCATTAATAACTTTTTGAAAAGCTTGTTTATCTCCTTGTGTGATTTTTTGGAACAGTTCATGTTCTTCTCCATCCTTTAATAATGGAATTTGTGATACTTCGGAAAGGTATAGTGAAATGGATTCAGATTCTCTCTTTGTAATTGACTTTGTTATCTTTAACTGGCGCATCCCCATATATAAGTGTTTAACACAAATATACAGGGTAAATTTTTCTAATGCAAAAAAAAAATAGAAAAATTAGAAAAATTAGAATTTCTATTTAACTCAAATACAGTTAGTTAGTGCAATAGTTTTTAAACCGGGAAATATTAGAACGATGGCGGAGCTTAGCTAATGCTTTATCTCTGATACGTCTTACATTTTCGCCACACATTCCAAGCTCTTCACCAATTTGATTTAGTGTATAAGGTTCCTTATGACCAATTCCATAATATTTCTCTAATATATCACGTTCCTTTGAGGATAGGGCTTTAAGAATTCTGTTGGTTTCAATTTTTACAGATTCGTTGGACATTTCACCATCCAAACCATTTTCTGTGTCTGCAATCACATCATGTAAGGTACCGGTTTCATCTTCTGAAAATTTGGCATCCATTGAAATTGATGATGTGTTATAAATTATATTAAAATAAGATTCTTCAGTAATATCCAAAGCTTCAAGTGTTTCAGATTCTGTTGGTTGCCGGCCATTTTTGTTTTCAAATACGCGCACAAAATCATTATATTTTCTTAAAACATTTTGATGGTTTCCCGGTGTTCTGATAATTGTTCTGGTTTCACCTATAAATTGTAAAATTTCTTGACGAATCCACCACACTGCGTATGAAATAAACTTAAAGCCTCTTGTTTCATCAAAGCGTTGTGCTGCTTTAATTAATCCCATATTACCTTCGTTGATTAAATCATTTAATGGTGCTTGGCTCTGATATTGTTTCGCTACAGAAACTACAAATCTCAAGTTAGCTATTGCTAATTTGTTTCTTGCTGCAATATCTCCTTTTTTAATCAAACGCGTAAGTTGAATTTCTTCTTCCTGGCTAATAAGGACAGAGTTTCTATTTATATCCTGCAAATATTTTTCAATTGCTTCAGTGCGATTTGTTGGAGAAGGTGTAATTTTAAGTTGACGCATAAATACGATTGTTTATCTAATGTATTTAAACGACAAGTTAAAAAAAAGTTACATTAAGACTTAGATTTTAAATCTTGGATACGGTCACGAATTTTGGCGCAAAGTTCATAATTTTCCTCTTCTAAAGCAGACTCCAGCATCACTGATAGTATTTCAATATCGGTGATTTTATTTATGCTACTCTCAGCCGCATTAATTATGGTAAGACCTGAATTTTGAACATTGTTTACTAATGGTTCACAACTACCATCTTCATTTATGTCTTCCATAAATATGATTGGTGGATATTGAACGTTGTGTAGCATATCTTGAATCATGTTATCTTGCTCTTCGCTATTCATTTCCATGAAATCTTTAAAATCCTGGTGTTCTTTATCTAAATTGTGTTGTCTTGATTTTGCAAACTCAACACACAACTGTTCAAATTCTTCCGGAAGATTTTTGTGGTTAAGTTTTATACTTATCACATGTCCTTTTTTATTTAAGTCAACCTTATGAATTGAACGTGTATTGCTTTTTGTTGTTACAATAAGCCAGCAGTTTACAACTTCATTAAGGATGCCAAGTTTTTTAAAGAATTCGGGTCCACGTTTTTGTTTTTCTGCAATATACTTTTTCAATTTTTCTTGTTCATCCATTAATATGTTATAATCAATAAGAACATTTTTTCCAACAGTATTTTTGGGAAATATTTTGTCGTAATCAATTTTCTCACTAATTAGATTAACATAATCTAATATAAAATAGAAATGAAGTTTAGAAAGGTCATCGACAGAATGTAAACTATCGTTAATGGAGCCTATTGTTTTAATGTGCTTAAACTCTTCTTCAATTTTCTTGAATTGTTTAAGTTCTTTAGCTCTTTTGAACTTAATTTTTTTAACCAGCCTCATGGCAATAAGTTTTTCAATATTCACAAATGAATACTGAATATAAATACTAATGAAAAACAGTTAGAGAGTACTCTTTAGCTATTCCATTCGAGCTGAGCAAAAAAAGTTTTCAGCTGTTCAAACGCTTCTTCGTTATCAATATTTAAAAAGGCTTCTTGTTTTTCTTGCGTCTTTAAATTGATGCCGGTAAATGATAAAGATAAATAACGAATCTCTTCGTTTTTATGGCGGGCTGTAACTAAATCCACTTCTAATTGTCCAGTATCTTCACTACCGATAACAATATATGTTTGTGGTCGTAGGCTACTAATAGCCTTATCTTTATCTTTATGAGTGGATATGTTGTTTGAATTGTTTTCTTCCATGGATTCAGCAATCTTTTTTTTCAAATGTATTGAGTAATATTACTAAATGAAATATTTAATTATCAATTAGGTACAACATCAACAATTCGGTATTTCACATAAAAAGTACAATCATTAATATAATCATTATAATTATTATTTTTCATCTCAACAAGTGCAAACATTTGTTTTTTTCGCATCATTGTTTTCATTTCTTTAATGATTTTTTTTCTATTTTCTTTGTTGTCCAACTCGAAAATATATGATTGATATATCTTTTCCAATTCTGATAAAAGAGAAAAATCTTTATCGTTTGTAAATTCAATAATTATATCTTCCATTAATAGAGGCTATCATTGTGGTTTCGTTGTTTGCTAATACTTTTTCTTAGTTCACTTGATAGAGAACGAATTTCTCCCAAAGTTTTTCGCGCACGAATCGCAGCTTGTTTATTCTTTGTTGGACTGATGAATTTATATACATCTTTTTCTAACTTAGTCATCAGCTCGCGAAGATTTTGATATTGTTCTTCTATGTTAAATTCATCTATAAATGCTGGCATAAATTATAATTTGTCTAAGTTATTATCACTTATTCTTTTTAAGTGTTCATTAATGTTATTTAATAAACGTTTGGTGTGATAATTGAATTGTTTATTTTCTTTCAGTAATTTGTTTCCTTCTTGAAGATTATCTTCAGTTGGTTCTTCTTCTTCTTTTTCAGCGCCAGTATCTTCTGGTCCTCCAGTAGAACTATCATCAGTTAAGTCGGGCATTCCGGTATCACCGCCGCCCATATCTCCACCCATATCGCCTCCTAAGCCGCCACCTAAATCCATGCCGCCGCCCAGTGAGCTTCCTCCCCCAAATCCACCATCTCCTCCTGAATCTCCACCCTCACCTTCTTCTGAATCTAAAGCTGTATTAGGGTCAAATCCTGGTTTACGGAATTTTCTATCAAGCTTAGTAAATATACCTGTATCCATATATTCTTCGTGGGCACGGTCAATTTCGTTGAACATTTTACGTTCAATTTTCTTTTGTCGAAGTATTTGATAAATTTCTGATTTAGAAAAATGAAGAATATACTCCATTGCCCAAGTATAAGAAACTGGTGATGTCGCATCACTTGAAAACATTTCTTTGAAAACATCTAATCTTGCTTTCATTGTTTCCAGTTTCAATAATTCTTGTTGTGTGGAAGGATTTGTTAAACTCAGTTTAAAGTTATCCAAGTCATCAACAAAACCTAATATATAAAGATGAATATTAGCAATTCTTCTAAGTTCTCTTACAACAGCTTCTTGAAAGCGAGTAATAGTACGAGAGAATCTTAAATCAGCCTGTGAAAGTGTGGAGCCACCCGGTAATGCTTCTGAATAGTTTAAGTATGTTTTAGGTACTTTGATTGCAGCAAATAATTTATTTTGGAGATATTTAATATCGGCGATATCTCCAAGATTAGAATTTTGAGTAAAAACTCCAGCTTCTAAAGCAAAATTGTGATAGTTATGAAATGCTTCATTTCCATCTACTGTAATGGTTCCTGTATCAATTTTTTCAGTTAAAAATTCTACTGAAATTACTTTATGATTATAAAATTCAGCAGTTTTTGTAAAATCCATCCAATTAGAATAGCCAAAATGTTTTACTAATTTGACTAAATTATTATGTGTGAATTCAGTCATTTTTTTAAGCTGATTATTTTTAGAATTTAATAAATGAAATTCTAAATAAAATGCTGAATTTTTTTCGTTAATAATTTCAAGAATCTGTTTTGAATTTTTACCACTTAATAATAAATCTTTAACAATATCAAATAATATGTTTGAATATTTTATGGTTTGCGGTTCAATTACGGAGATTCTGAAATTGTTATCAAGCCATAATTTTTTCGAGTTTTTTCTATATTTTGCTAAGTTTTCAGTTTTATTTTTTGTGATTTTAGACTTTTGACTTACTTTTTTATATACTGATTTTTTGAAGTTTTCATCATTTAGCTTTTTGTTTAAATTTTCACGCGCTTTTTCGCTATTTTTAAACAGTGGTTCCATTTCTTTAATTAATTCTTCTTCAGATAAACCTTCAAAATATTTTTTAAGACCAGAACTAATTGATGAGTTATGATTTTTTATTTGTTCATCAGTTCTGTTTTTATAATATTGTGAACGAGCTTGTTCTAAGTGTGCTAAAACCTTTGACTTGAATTCATTATCAGTATTATATTTATTTAACCAAGTTTTCCATCCTATTTCTGAATATTCTAAAATCAATTTTTGATGATATTGATAATGGTCTTTATTGTTAACAAGTGCTAAATTATTTGGTGAATTATCAAACCTATTAAAATTTATGTGATGTACAGTTTGTTTAAGTTCATCTTTATATTGAATATCAAATATTAATTTTTCAATAGCATTAAATTTATTATAGAAATTTGCAACCATTCTATGTGTAAAAATCCACTTATTTTTTGAATGGTCAAAAATCATTTCATATTCATTATTTTTTTTGTTGTTTTGTTTACCAACTGATTTAAATTTTTTATTAAATGACCATAAGCTATCTCCAGGTTTAAGATTTTGTGCTTGTTGTATTCCGTTGTGCCTTGTTGGAAATTTATGGTCAGGAGTTACAATTATTGTTTTATCATTATCTAATGTAATTTTAACCACATTAGTATTTTTTCTTGTAATACCAGCCCATGTTATTGGTCCAGGAACAACTTCTCCAGTATCCGGATTAATAGAGTATACATCTAATTTCTCACCTTTTTCAAACTCTTCAATTATTTGATTCAATGATAGTGTTCTACCATCCAATAAATGTATTTGAGTATTTAGTGCTAAACATGCGCCTGGAAGTGTTTCAATTCTTGAACTTTTATCTCCACGAATAGGAAGAAAATAATCTTCTTCGTGTGTAATTGGATTGTATTTTAAATTAACGTTTCCTTGTTTGTCAACAACCGGCGATTTCTTCAGCTCTTCCTTCATTTTACCGATGTATTGCTTAATATCACCGGGGTCCATATTACCAACCTCAATATAGAATATTCGTCTTTCTGGTGCTCTTACTAATCGGTAAACAAGCATGGCATCTTCAGCTAACTGAAGTTGTTTCCACAACTTACGTGCTGATTCTAAAACAGAGCGTCCATATGGTAAACGTGTTCCGTCACTTATTAAACTAAAGTGTGCAATTTGAAAATCTACAAAGTACATATTTGGAACATCCCATTTATACCTTACAGATTTTGGGTTACCATCAAATCCAACTTCTTTGTGTATTTCTCCTGTTGGAAGTTGAACTATATCATATATACCTAATTTTTGGTCAATCTCTAATTTTAAAAAGTTATCTCCATTTTTTAATAACTCACGCGTCCAAAACCATAAATTGTAATCAATATTTAAAGTATTTTCAAAAAGATTTTTTAATATTTTTTTAATACGTGTATTTTCAGAATAAATTGATAAAATTTCACCACGGTCATTTCTGGTTACGCACTCATCTGACATGATATCAAGCGCAGCATTAATCTCTGGTGTAATATCCATTGCCTTATAGTCATTGTATGCGCTAATCCGGTCAGCATCATAATATATTGAACGTGAGTATAAGTCTTGTGCAAGTTTTAATGACTGCACATCCATAAATTGCTGCTGTTTATCTTGAACGGTATTACTACCGGTTGTAGCAAAAGGATTGTTAGAGGTTAAAACACCTCTTGTTTTATCTAAATCATCAACAATATCTTTTTTATTGCCTTTTAAAGCGTTGGATATTGTGAAAAATATGCTTTTTTTATTCTGGTCTGCCATGAGTTTATGGATTATTACAAATAAATTTTTAAATTATAGAAAGTCAACAGTAGTTTAATTAACCGGATATTATATCGCCTGGACCTGAAGGTATATTATCCTTTTTTTTGGGAATATCGTTATATAGCCACCTTAAATCATTGTCATCAGTTATTTCTAAGTTTGATGTATCAGGAATCTTAAATTGTTCGCTTGAACGAGTTTTAAATTTTTCGTGTTGAGTTTCAGTTAATGGAGAGTTTGTATTTGAATACGAAATTGCTGACAGCATTGCTTTATAAAACTCTTTATTTAAAAACACGTTTTCAAATTCTCTATCTCGAATAAATAAACCAATAGCCAAAGCGAAAATTAAGTCGTCATGGGCACCTGGTTGATGACCTGGCCTTCCTTGAGTGTCATATACAAAAGTTGTAAACTCGTTTATTAATCTGGATGAGTAAAGAATAATTTTTCGTTCTCTTAAATAAGCACCAAGTCCGGTAATTAATAAAGGACGTGTAGTATGTGAGGTTTGAAAACCAGGAATTTCACCTTCTTCATCAACAGAAACATTAAAGTGGTGATTGATAAGCTTTTTAATTGATTTAGAATGATAAATTCGTCTTGGGTCGTACTTAAGTGAATTTTTTAATGTTAATGCAGTTGCTAAACCAACATTATTACATTCAATAACTACATAAGCGCGGTTATATTCCATTGCAACTTTATATATTAATTGAGCAAAAACGTCTGCAGGAATTTTACCTTGAAACTCTGCCACCTGTTCAACCATATCACCTTTTGGACCACCGGCAGGATTAATTACTTGTATTGTTGAGTAATCGGCACCATCACCTCTTGCAACGTCAACAGATACTATGTAGTTAGCGTTTAGTTCTGGTTTTTTAAATACCCAAAATGGACTAACTTCATCTACGAAACCGCTTCCTTCAGTGGAATGAGTGTAATAACATGTTGGTCCATATTTATTTTCTTCAATATCTTGATTGTATTTATCAATGATTTGACTTGGAAACACAACAGCCTTAGAACCCTCAAATGATAAATCAAGTTCCTGTGCAATCTTAACTGAGTCATGTTGTAAACGTTCACATTCTGCTTCATACCAAGGACTCCAATAATATTTTCTTCCAAACTCATCATATCTCTCTTCAAGTCCTTTACTGTATTTAGGATGTTCTTTCCAGTGGATTGTTGTTGGATAGAAATCTTCAGGTGAAATTTCACGACCTTCCGTATCAGCTTCTTTCTTTTTTCTTGAGGAGTTTACCCAAGTTTTGTGATAAAGATTATTTATACCTTGTGGTGTGGAAATCATAATACATTTACCGCCGGTACCGGTAAGAGCAATACCTGCAGCCATCCAAATATCTTCTGCATAATCAATGAAGGCTGTTTCATCCAGGATTAACATAGTAAGAGCGTATCCACGACCGGCATTTTTACTTGAAGCAACAGCTCTTACCCAATTACCATTATTTAATACAATTTCTTTGAGGTTATTGGATTTTTCATCTTTCTCAGCATTAAACAAAAATGGCGCTTCACTACTTATAAATGATAAATATTGCTTTACAGTATCTAAAAATCGAATAGCTCCAGCTCCATCATTGGCAACAATCAATATCCTTTGGTCAATTTTAAAAAGTAGTGTCCATACTACGAATCCTGCAGATATTACAGAAAGACCAAGCTGCCTGGATTTAAGTACAACATTATTTCTGTGTTTTTGGAATTTTCTCAACATGTCAACCTGATATTCAAAGCCATCAAAGCTTAATCGGTCTACACGTTCTTTCATTACGTTATAGATGTACCCATAGTTCTCTAAAAAATATACTGGGTCTTTTGCGCATTTTATATATTCTATAACCTCTTGTCTATTTAACATATTTTAATTTTTCATTTTTGACAATTCAGTTAAATAGTTTAAAAAAACCAAAAATCAACTTTTTGCCAATAAATATTATAATCCAACATAAATTGTTGGACTTGGGTCTACTTCATTATCTGGTCTGACCAAATAAATGTCAGACATATAAATTATGTTAGTTGTGAGGTTTTTTGCATATAGTTGATGTGTACCATATGTGCTTGCTGACCATGAAATAGTATATGTTCCAGTGTCAATATTTGAAAGGTAAATATCCGGTACTATTGATGTGGTTAATGTTCCATCAATAAAAAAAGCAAAATCAAATGTAACACCGGTAACAGGATTGTTATTTTGATTGCTGGATACTACTATTTCATACACAGTGATACCGGTTTTAATTTTCATTTTTTAAATTATTGATTATTATTTTTAATTTCTATAAGAACTTCTTGGAGTTCTTTCATTAGACGTTCAGCTTTTTGTTCTAATGATTCGTCTGGATTTTGCTCTGATTCGTCTGGATTAGGCAATGGAATTGGGTCATCGAATTCTTCTCGACTAACTTCTACCATCTTCTCATTTCCGTTTTCATCAAAATCTTTTCGATATGTAATGTGTATTCCCATGTTAATAAATAATATAAAAAAATTATGGTAACCCACCGGGTGTTCCGGCTATTCTATAAAAAACACTGGGACTGGTTAGTGTTAATGTAAAACTTGTATTTTTTAAATTTGTTATGTATGGCGCATAGTTAAATGCTAAACTGTAACAAAATTGAAAAGCTGTAAATGCTGCCGGTATACCAATAAAAGGATGAACACCACCAATAGGAAGTCCACGAAATTGTAGCGTAACACTTGAATTATGATTAAGTGCGGTGAAGTATAAGCCAGGTTGTAAGGTAACATTGACATAAATACTTTGAACACTAACTGCAGTAGCAGGAACTGTACCTGCATCAATAATTAAGTTGTTTGGATACAATAAATCTGAAGCATCATAAATACCGATTCTTGCAGCGGCAGTTGTTGTTCCGCCAGTTACAGTTATATCAACTCCTAATCTATCTATTGTCGTTGTTTTACTTATGTAAAACGGAGTAAAAACGATATTATTTCTACTTCTGGAAACACTCGACATTACAAAGCAATTAACAGAATTTGAATACCAACTTTCAAAAGTAGTTGTATTATTTTTTTTAAAATAATTGATATCTTTTCTATCAAAATCAGACTCTGTATAGGCTGGGTTTTTTAATTTATGATTAAATCCTGAATTCATATTATTAATTATTAATTGGTGTTCTTATTCCATACATAATGTTAGAAGTAGTACCAATGGTGAATGAGACATTATTAATGTATTGTTCAAAATTTGCATATGAATAAGAATAAGTTAAATTAATTCCAAGTGCAGAACCTATAGTATTTGGTAATCCTAATAAAGGATAAACACCTCCAGGTGCCAAAGCCGTTAAAGTTAATGTATTGTTTGTTGAGTTAGTATTCCAAGCCATCCAGTATAAACCTGGTTTTAAAATAAATGAATTAAATAATACTGACTTTATACCTGTGCTTGCACAATTAAAAGCTCCCGAATCCCAAATAAGCATATTTGGTAAATCGTTTTTACTGTTATATATAGCTACCCTCATTGTAGAAGAAGCACTCCCAACTGCAGTTACATTTACGCTGACTTTATCGATTGTGGTGGAAGTTTCAATAACAAAAGGAGATAATCTTACTATATTGTTTAATACTCCGGTTAGTGTCGTGGTATTTACCCATGTAACTAATCCAGGAACAAACCATCTCTCATCAGTAGCGGATGAAGGGCGCAGAAAAAAAGCAGGTTCTTTCCTGTTAATGTTTTTTTCAGATAAAGAAGGATTTAATGGTTTATTGAAAAAGTTATTCTGCATTAGTTTTCATTTTTAAAACGTAAAGTGACAATTGGCGAGTTTGTTGTCATTCTAAAATATGTCGAGTTTAGAATATTACCTGGTAAAATTCCATAGCTAAATGTTATATTAAAATGTGTTCCAACTGCACTTCCTAATGATGATGGTAAACCTATTATATTAGGAACAGCGTTGACATTTAAAGCACGGAATGTAACATTGGATGCAGAATTCGTAGTTAGGGCTAAATAATATAATCCCGCCTCTAAAGTTACATCTATTGCAATGCTTGAAACTGTAATGGCAGATGTAGTAACTGTACCTGCATCAATAATTAAGTTATTTGGAACGATATTTTCATTACTGTCATAAATTCCTAATCTTCCTATTGAGCCAGATGTTCCTTTTGCTGTTACTTCACAGCCTATCCTATCTATTTTAGTTCGTTTAGGTAAGGCTAATGGCATTAATCTTAAAGTACCTGTATTAAATGCTATTACACCCAAAGCTGTTGCATTTTGAACACTTTGAGTGTGCCATCTATCGTAATTTAAATTTGAAATCTTTTTATAATATGAATAATCTCTTCTATTTTCTTGACTTTCATCCATATTTGGATTTAAACCAAAACCATTTAAACCACTTTCCATTTAATATAATTTAAAAATCCCCTCCTTCAGCGATTACATCCATTTGGTCTTGTACACCAGCATATACAGACTGTGTTACGCCTATATATACTCCTGATGGCAAAATTAATCCTCCTGTAAAAGCAATTTGTTGTTGAGCACCTTGAGCCGTATTAGATGCAGTAACAGCGACAATAACTACTTCTTTGTATAGTCGATAGTTAGCGCCTGTATTATCAGAAACAAAAACACGTCCCACCATCAAACTGTTTGCTGCTGCTGATGCTTGAGCAGAAGTAAACGTAATTCTATCTATTCTGGTGCCATTTGTGTTACCTGAACATAAATATGTAACTGAACCTGAACCATCGCGTGCGGTGTTTGCAGATGCAAGCCGTGCACTGGCTAAAACCGGTGTTATTGTAAAAACTGGATTTATATTTGCTGGCATTTTTTAATTCCTTTCTTTATTATATATATTTTCAAATAATTAAATGAAATTGTTGAAACAATACATTTTACCTCCAACTAATGATGGAGTTATTGATGAACCAGATATAACTATTGTATTTGCACTAATTGTATTAGCACTTATATTTGTTCCATATAATGTTCCAGTCATCGTATCACCTGAGCGATTTACTTTAGTGTTAATCTGACTTTGAAGAAGAGAAATGTTACTTATGTTATTTGCACCTTGTGAAGAAGTAAAAAACAAAGAACTTAAGTTTGTTGAGCCAGAATAAATTGTAGAAGCTGAAAATGTTGTTGCTGACGCTGATATAAAAAATGTTTCTCCGCTTGTAGTTAAGTTATTTATACTTAATCCTGTTACATTAATTGATTGAAAGCTTGAAGTACCAGCGGTAAATGTGTTAATACCATTATTGTTAGAAGATGACGTTCCACTTCCTGTTGGTATTGGGTTTTTAAAAACATTACCAGAACTATTAACCGCAAGCATGTATGTTCCAGTTGTGGTTGGTAAATTGGCAATTTTTAATTTTGGTACAAGTACTGTGTTATGTTCATTTGTTAATGTATAATTGTTTCCACCTATAATTGTTGAGCCTGATGAACCATATATACCATTTGAAAATCCATTTATAATAGTTGAATAACGAGATTTACCTAAAAAGTTATCATAAATCCTGTTTGTAGAACCATTAATAATGGTTGAGTATGTTATCGATTGGCCATCAAGAGTATCAATGCCATTAATTCTATTGTTGGAACCATTAACAATGGTGTTAAATCCACTAAGTGTATAAGAAGTTATTCTATTCATTATTCCACCTAAAATCGTAGAATAACGAGAGGCAAACACATAATTATTTCTACCATTTAATATGGTAGAGTATGTTGTTGGAGAGCCTACATAACTATTATATATGTAGTTATATTTACCATTTCCCACTAAACTAAAATCACCATCAGCTCTATTTGAAAGATTTGATGCTTTAATTGAATATAAACCTACGCCATATTGAATTAAATATGCTCCTATAGGTATTATTGCATTAAAGTACAATGTTGAACCATTATCTGTTATTTGTATCGCACCAGTACTTGAAACAGTTTTAAACAATAAATTATTATTAGTTTTTCCAGTTGCAATTGATTTGCCAACACCAATACTATTTGAATTGGTAATAAATAAATTACCTACGTTTGTTGTACCTGAATATAAAGTGCCTCCACTAACAGTTCCACCGCTAATACTTGGACCATTTAAGGTGCCAGTCATTGTATCACCTGAACGGTTAACTTTAGTTAACATTTGACTTTGTAGTAAAGCAATGTTGTTTGTACTAACGGTAAGTTGATTGTTTGATACAAATAATAAAGAAAGGTCGGTTGAACCGGAGTAAATTGTTCCTCCAGTTAAACTAATTCCATATATTACATTACTAAAAAAGCTCATGATTAATTATAAATACTATATATAAATTAAGTTTGATACATTATTGCTATCCATTCAGTGTTTCCTGTTGGTGCTGTATTTGAATTTGAATTGATAACAAAACCAGAAGCTGTTTTATTTTCAACCACCCAACTTCTTGCATCTGCGCCAGTAATTGTTACAGCAAAGCTGGTATTTGGAAACGAAGAGCCAAATGTGACAGTGGCTTTTTGTGGTGTCCCTGCAAATGATGCTGGTGCAACAGAATTAGCTTTTACTCTATTTAATGGAAGTAAAATAGTAGAAATTTCACTTGAGCCAGAATAGAATGTTGTGGCAGAAAACGTAGTTGCTGAAGCAGAAGTAAATCTGGTTGTCCCACTTGTAAATAAGTTGTTTACACTTAATCCTGTTACGTTAACTGATTGAAAGCTTGAAGTTCCGGCAGTAAATGTATTAATACCATTGTTAATTGTAGTATTGGTAAACACTCCAGATGAAGTGGTTTGAAATACTCGACCAACACCATCAATAACTAATAAATTACCAGAACCAGAAGGCGCGTTTTTAATCAGTAATTTAGGCACCATTGCTGTGTTACTGTAAGTTAAGGTGTAGTTTACGCCTCCTAAAATTACTGAGTAACTTGCTCCATTTATATAATTAGATGAACCACCAAGAACGCCGTTAGAAGCGCCTCCAAATATTTTATTTTCTCTCCCACCAATAATTGAAGAATAAACTGAACCTTTAATTTTTATAGATTTTCCTGAAGAAATAAAATTATAACCTACTTTATCTGAGTTTGAATATATGGTGTTATAACGGCCAGATACAATAGCACTATGTTTATGGAAATGACTAATATTGTTAGAAAATCCAACCCCTATTAGAGAGTAATCTGCACTATCATTATAATTATTATTACCCCCAATAATTACTGAATATTTTTGTTGTGCCTTACTTAATAATCTATTTAATCTACCACCACCAATAAAAGAGTATTTAAATAATTCAATCCTATTATATTTCCCTCCAACTATGGAATTGTTTGATGTGTTGTATCTTGAATCACCTACTATAGTGTTTGATTCACCACCTCCTATAAAACTATTTGATACACTAATTTTAATTTGGTTTGAAACACCATTACCAATAAAGTTTTTATAAGTTGTATTAGTAATAAGATTTGATAAACCACCGACTATTGTATTATAACTTGATTTTGCAGAAATATCGTTGCCTCTACCATTTAAAATTGCTTGGTAAGGACCTTCAAT